CCAACTGACGCATAATTCCTGAGAACTCTCCAGCAGAAGCGTTGTTACCTTCCCAAATAACACCCTCCATATGAGAAGCAACTTTCTCAGCTACGTGAGCGATAAGGAAGTCAGAGAAAGACTTAGGAAGAACATCGAATGCTCCGAAGCCCATCTCAGCCGCTTGCCAAGTTTGGTGGAAGTCTTTTTTACAAAGTTGAAGGTTAACCTGGAACTCTTCAGGGTTCAATACTCTTTCAGTAAGAGTAACAGTAGAAGTAGCGTCGAAGTCACAAGTAGCATTCTTAACGATGCCGTCAGTAGCGACACGCTGAATAACTTGTTTGTACTTTACGTTAGGATGGATAGTAAGTCCACCTTGCTCTAGGGTTGGTGCAGACAAAAGTGCTGCAGCAATGTACTTACCAGCGAACTCGCCAGCATAAGTAGTAGTGATTGATGTTGTAGTTGCCATCTTTTTTTAATTTATAATTTAATTATTTGTTTAATTTCTCAAGGATTGAATCCATAGTAGTTCGTGGTCTTTTAGAACCAATTTTGTAGAACTCAGATGGGTTCGTTTTTTCAGGGTTGAAAGTGATAGGTTTCACTTCTTCAAGTTCAACTTTTTCCGTAGCTTCTTCAGTAGTAGCTTCTGTAGTAGGCTCAACTTTTGAAAACATTTCCAATTTAGCTTTTAACTCTTCGTTCTCTGCTTTCAACGCTTCCATTTCAGAAAAGAATGTTTCTTTGATGATAGATTCAACCGTCTTTTTAGGGTTTGTTACTTCAGCTTCTGCCATAACTTCTTCAGCTGGCATTTCTGCTTCAGGAGCTTCAACTTCGATTTCAACTTCCGGAGCCTCTTCTTCTTTTTCTTTGATCTCAGCGATGATACCTTCAACAGCTACCACAAGGATACGACCATCTTCTAGTTCATACTCGCCAACAGGAAGAGGTATTTTTTGCTCGTCTTCTGTTACGATTACTACTGCCATCTCAGGGTCAAAGGAATCTGCTTCAATTACAGTCATTCCGTCAGATAGTCTCATCTGCTCCAGCTTTACTTCCATTCCTAGAAGCTGCTTAATTTGTGTTAGAACGTTTGTCTTCATAATTTAATTTAAATACTTACCTTATAACTTATTCGTCTTTGGCTTGTTGTATTTTTAACCGTTTGTAGTGTTTAGCGTTCTCGGTGCATTAGTGTTGTTTATAACGCTTGAACCTTGATTAACTATTCTACCTACACCTTGATTCTGCAACGTTCCATCACAGCACTCTGCCTTGTACGTTCCGTCTTCGCATAAGCATCCACGCTTACCGCCTTTCGGCGAAGTCTTACTCAATGTCTTTTCTTTCTTTGCTTTCATAATTATTCGTATTAAATATTATCCTACAACTTTTTGAACTACTACATTAAAATTTGTTACAAGTATGTCTTGTGATGACGTTTTATTTTTAACGAAAAGTTCTATGTAATCTCCATTAACAACAGACAAAACACCTATTCCATTTATTGTATATGGTTGATTTGCTTGTTGAGCCCTTATCTCGATAGCCTCGTTATCTTGTGGAACTCCATTTATCCCCAGCGTAACAGACAAAGTCTGTAATGTAAGAACCGACTCAACAGTAAAAGAGCCTGAAATATAAAAATTTTGAGTTGTACTACCTACGTAAGTAAGCCTCTGATTTGTATGTGACCATTTCGGAGAGTTACCAAATGCCTCTATCGTTGTTCCTTCTACTAATGTCCAAGTATCTACGGCAGAGATAACAGTATCCGTAGTGTTATTATCCATTCTGTAGTGACCTACATTTGTAGTATTCGTTATCCCTACGCAGTTATTAAACAAACTTTTTAAGGAAGTTTCGTTTAAACCTCCCAAGTATGTAGCTCCACCTGAAAAGTTAATAGTGTCCAATATAAACCCCTCTGTAGGTACAGAAGCTAATGTACTAAAGTTCAATGCTGTTGCGCCACCAAATGCCACAAATGAAGAATATATAGCCCTAAACCTTCTCGTTATGGTAGCCGTAGAAGCTACAGACATTGTCGTTTGACCAGCTATACCTGTAAATAGACACTGCTGAAATCCAATAGTTCCAAAACTACCATCAAAAACCATATTTGCACTACTCAATAAAGCGCAATCACTCATAATAAAGTTAGAGTAATCCTTTATAGTTCCTACGGTTTGACAATTAGTGAAATTAACACCAAACCAGTCTATAGCTGTAGTAGTCCCGTTCCCATCAAGATTTAAAGCTACGTTTGCCTCAAGAGTAATATTTCGCATAGGAAGCGAATAGTTAGAAGTAATAAGCGCAGCACCTACAAGTCCAGTAGATTTTATACGGCAGTTCTCAGATGAACCACCTAATATAGTAGTGTTTGCTCCACAAACCAATCTGTCTCCAGTAAGGTCTACAACAGCAGTAAAAAAATAAGTGTATTCAGGCTGTAATGTTATAATTCCAGCTACAGGGTTTGGAAGGTCAGACTTTTGAGAGACAAAAACAAAATTATCTATTGATATAGTCGGTGTTATGTTTGTGTTTAGATAGGATATTAAATCCGTTATAGATATTTTCTCAGAAAGACCGCTTGTATTTTCAATATATAATGCCTCATCACCATCTAAGGTATTTACTTGAAAATGTCTTATGTAGTATGGTATTTTAGGCATAAAAAGTTATTTACCTTGTCTTGTATAAACTTTAACATAATTTTTACTTGACTTTATCTTGCTCGTCTTGCTCTTAGCGTGAACTCCTTTACGCTTTACTCTAGGCTTCTTTAAGAAGTTAGTTACGTTAGTTTGCTTCGCCATTTCTAATCTGTTCAAGTTTACGCTGAGCCCATTCTACTCCTTCGTCTCCGCCCCAGGCAAGCCACATTAATCTACCACATCCGTCTCCTAGCTCTTTATTTGAGTTTTGTCTATGTCTTTCGAAGGCTGCCATACGTGAGATCGTTTCCTCTGAAATGGGTTCGTTATTTGCTAACTGACTAGCTCTTATCTTACCTACTGCAGTTCCACAAGAACCCCATCCGTTTTCTTCAGCGTATCGAATAGCTATCTTAGCGTTCTCTACTGCTTGTTTAGGATAGTCAGTATAAGAGCGTAGTTCCATTCTCTCAGCATCTACAATGATCTTGCGGATAGCGTTCAATAAAACTTCCTCTTCGTCTTGCTCTTGCTCCTTAATACTCATTTCGTATTTGTCAGCGAAGTAGCCTTCGATAGAGAATCCTTTAACCTTACCTTCTTTCACGTCATTCCATACCTCATCGTTGTTTACCTTCATAGAAATCATCCACGTTCCTACTGGTAAATCAAAACCATATAATCGGGATTTGTCCGTTTTTTCGTCTTCAATTATCCAACTCTCTACAACGCTTAGACCTTCTAACTTGTCTTTATGTTCGTAGGTAGCGTTATTCTGATTCGAACGCATCAGGAATAACTCCGATGCTTTACGTACCGTCTGCTCGCTGAAGAAGATGTAATACTCTTCGTTCTTCTCATTCACTCGGTATATTTGTTTGTTAGGCACAAGAGCTGCACCCATCAGTATACGCTTTTCTTCGTCAACTTTCTTCAGTTCTACTTCGTGTTTGTTTAGGGCTATGAAGTTCTCTTCTATTGCTGGGCTTTTAACGACAGAGACAGCGTCTATTCCGCTCATTTCGTCATTCTCGTCTATTATCAGTTCTATAATTCGCATAACCTATTAACTTAATGTTTATCCAAACGTTGCGTAATTAATTCTATTCCTGTCTAAGCTCTGCGCTGTCGTAACCTCGCCACTTACCACATACGCTTGTAAAGGTTGATTGCCTAACCCGGCAAGAGGGCTTGTAGCTTGTGCGTTGCCTACTATGTTAAAACTCGGAGACATCACACTACTAGCTGAAACGTCGCCACCAGCCGAAGGGGTTGCAGCGCTAACCGAGCCACCTCCACCGCCACCGCCAGAAGATTCAAACTTAGTCTGTGCTATTTGCTTTATATTTAATAAGCCAGCAGTAACCGCAGCAGCAGCCGCAGCAATACCCAATGCTGGACCCACAACCGGAACACCAGCCAAAGAGCGATACGCACTGACAGCCGATGTATAGGTGTCTATGGTTGCTTGTGCTATGTTTGCAGCTTTTTGTATTTCAAAGGCTTTCTTTTGCTGTTTCTCGCTATCTCCAGCAAATAACTGAGCAAGGTTGTCAATAGTGGATAAAGTATTTTTGACAGCATCTATCTGTAATGCTTGATTTTGTCTTTTATGTTCCTGCTCATCGTCACTAATCTTTTGACGTTCTGCTGCATATTTAGCCTCTATGGCTGTTATTTCTCCTTCAGTAAGTTCTTTATTTGCCAGCTCTTTTTCACGCTCTAAATCGAGCAGCTCCATTCTGGCTTGAAAATTAAATTGATCTTCTGTAATCTGCGCTTCTAAAAATCCTTTGGCATCAAGATAATTTTCTTCTCTGAGTTTGTTAATTCTTTCCGCTTCTTTCTGCGCCCATTCCGCTTTTGTTAATTCGGACTTACGGATAATATCTTCTTCTTGCTTAACTCTATTATTTAATAACTCAAGCAATTCTTCGTTCTGTTCCTTGCTAAGTTCTTTCTGTGCTTCATTAGCGTCTTTAGCTTTTTCTAAAGCCTCTTTAGCAGCGTCTTTTCTTTTTTGAGCTGCCTCTTTTTCTATGTTTTGAATTTCTAATTGAAAACCTGCTTGTTGATTTTTTAATTCAGCAAGAGCTTTTTTTGATTCTTGTATAGCCTTTAAACCTTCGTCTTTTACTTCGTCAGGGTCGAAAATAAAGGAAGCCTCCCAGTCAACTAATTGCTCTTGTAAGTTCCAGTCTTTACCCAATACCGCACCTATGCCATCAATAGTTTTTAACAACAAACTTAAAGGAGCTGACATAAAGCTTAAAATACCTTTTAGAATTTCTTTGTTTCTCTTTTCAGCTTCAATCTGTGCTTTAAGTGTAGCCTCTTGATTTTCTATTGATACCTCATAAGCCTTTATGGCTTGCTCTGTCTGTTTAAGTTTTAATTGTAAAATTTGCTTTTCAGAAAGACCTTGTAACTTTAGAATGTTATCTTGTGAGCCTAGAGAATCTAACTTTTGCTTTTGTAGTTCTACGTCTTTTTCTGACTTAGCGTTGAGCGCATCTTGCTCCGCACTAACTCCGCTAATGGCAGCTTTTATGTCATCCCAATAAGCTACAATAGTACCTAAAGCTACTACAAAAACACCGATACCAGTGGCGGCTATCCCTGTGCGAATCCCTTTTAAAGCCTCTCTTGCCACTGCGCCTAACTGCTTAAATGAATCCCTAGCCTCTAGTAAGCCTTGAAGCCCTTGAGACAAAGCCATAGCAGCTTGAACCTTCAAAAGAGTTTCTTGTAATTCCTCAGATTC